CTGTAGCGTGTAAGTCTCTCCTGGTTCTATGTGATACCAAGTCCCTGGCCGAGTGATGACGTAATCATGCCGCGCAACCTTGAACCACTTCCACCACCAGTCGGCAATCTTGTTTACCTGGTCAGAGGTCACTATGTAATTATTGCCTATCTCAAACGGCATCTCTCCCTCAATGGCAATCCGTTCCCAGTCGCAGAACTTGTCATGCAGAAACCCCGATTCCCCGGATAGCCGCACAACAGCTTTGCCGCGAATCGCGCAGTCGATAATCGCCGTCGCGCTCCCCGTCTCATTTTTCAGAAGGATTATAGCACCATCGGCATACGTGGAGGTATCGAATATCTCTTGTGTAAACTCGCCTGATCGGCTTGTTTCGGTTTGATGTTTGAGCGACGCGTCCTTAATGCCTATGATCTCATTGTCTTTGATATTGATATAGGTTTTCTTGCGAGTTGGTATGCCAGCGCGATGTTTTCGCCTGGTTCGTCCTCTTAGATTGGTGTTATCAACAGTGCGTGTACTACCACTCGCCCCCGCCGTTGGATCACCATAGTATCCGGGTCCGCCAAAATATACAGGCATCAATCTACCTCCCCGTACTTTGCAACAAACTCGCCGAACGTGGACTTATCCGGGAAATATGCGTCATCAGCCACGTTTACGTAAATGGGGAATGCCTTTGCCGTTCCGAATACACCCGAGGATGCAGCACTCCATAACGTGCGCGCGTACGTGTCTTTCAAAATCTTTGTCCCATGCACAATAATCTTGTTTGCTCGTTCAAGGTCGAGCGTCGTGTCCATAGACGACATCTTGTCTATGGTCAAAATCGGTGACGGATCGGAATACCCGGACTCCAGTACTGCAGCAAACTCCAGCGCTCCACCTCCGGTGAATCCACACTTATACGCTATGCACGCATCTGCGAGTTGCTTGATCTGCTCCCATATCGTACTGCCCCTTTCGATACGTGCCCATGGGTGTGTGATGGCAACGGCTGTCGAGATAAATCCGCAAGTATCGTACGAATCGCTTACTGCATCATCGGCATCACACACACCGGCTGCCCCGTCTGTCGTATTTTCCACATACCAATCCGGCGCCGCTTCCACCTGCGTCAGCATGGCAGCGTCCAATTTCAACGTCACATCATTATCGACTTCAATTGCCACCACAAGCCTGTCTGACGTGCTGTCTGCTATCGTTCTTGTCACTTCATACTTCACCCATCCCTCGCCACCGGATAGACTATAGGCCGTTGTTGATGCTGTGCCGTTTATCCCGCTGCTATCATGCTCCTCCAGGCGAATGTCAGCAGCCGCTGCGCCGGCACTCTTCAGATAGACCGAAAACGTCCACTTCTCGTCTACGTTGATTGATTTGTCGCCGGTAAACGTGACCGTCTGTTTCACGGTCTGCTGCGACCCGGAAGCATTCGCAAGCTGCCCGCAATATGATCCAAGAAGTGGATCGCTTTGTCGTGTCAACGTCCCACCGCTCGCCGCCCATGAGTTGGTGACGGTTGCATTCTCAAAGGAACTATTTCCGAGATATTGGTAAATCTCTTTCTGTGTCGCCACGCGAGTTATGAGATGCAACAAACTATTGCTTTCCGTCGCGCTGACAAGATCCTTATTCTCCCAATATCGACCTTTACGCACGTACCTTGTAGCAAGCTCTGCCGCTTGATCTGCTGCATCGATATGCACTCGGGAAATATCGCCAACCACGGTTGACCGTCTGAATGATCCCTCGACCCGCCCGACAAATAACGGCTCGAACTCCCCATCGTACCAAGTTTCGATGAAAACCCGAGGGCGCTTCGTCATATAGCGTTGAGCACTCGTCCCGTTGTACTGGTGAGCCGCAGGATCAAATGCCGCATACTGATCGTCTGCAAACTCGCCACTTTCGCTTTTCAATTCTATGGACGCCCTGTTGGCAACCAATGATCCGGTATCGGGATCCTCTGCCGATCTCGCAAGACCGATAGACAAAACAAAATCCGTAACGTTACACCGGGTTCTGCCCACAGCTTCCCCGTTGAGATACCATACAACTTCTTCATCATCTACATCCCGGAAATTGTGTGAAACGTCATTTGCGCTTGCCAGATATCCACTGAATAGCCGGACAGTATTGATATCCCAATCCCCTTCGGCCGTTGTATATCGCAAGGCAAATATCGGCAATCTCACGTCCCTGGCGTCAATAGCACCACTCCATGTACTGTCTTGCAGAGTGCCATTTACATACAGCGCCGAACCACTATCAGAACCAGTCGTCGTATCAATCACAACCGTTATTCTGCTGATTGTTGCAATGTCAGTATATGAGGTGCCATCATCATATTGTTCGCTATACAACGTTCGCACGGTCCCACCATTTACCCATCGTACTCGTATCTTGTCGCTTGCTGCCTCATAATCGACAATACAATAATGCGTCCCGTCAACATACCAACTTGCAAGGGGTTGATCACTACCCGTATTGTATGTAAACTCGGCCGATGCTCGAATGTCTAGCGTAAACTTTGTTGGCATATCCAACAGGTATTTCGCATAACCACCGGTTAGATCATGCGTTCCACTCCAGTTATTACCACTCGTTATTTCGGTAAAAGTGGGCGTTCCGGCAATTACCGGGTACTGCCTCTGCCGAAAGTCGATGTATACCCGATCACGCTTTTCACCATTGCGTGTCATAGCAGAAGCAGTTTTCAGTGCATTTTGCCAATCCGAGTCAATCCACTTAATAGCCACTTGCTTTTGCCTCCACGGTTCGCCAGATATAACTTTGGAGCTCTCGCTCGCTAATGAGCGATCCATGCACGTGTATAATGGTCGTCCCGAGATTCGCCCCGCGATCCAACGGGATGATCGCCTCGGGTCCGGCCTCGCCGGCCAAGATGTTCGTCGGCCCCGTAACAATGCCACCTTCAGCCATGGGAATCGGTTGCGCTGCTATAATCCCAATTTGAGCCGCAGTGATTGCAGCCACGACCCCTGCCATTATTTCGCCAAAGGGAGGTGGCAATGTCAGAGCTTGCACAACAGCAACAGCACCCTTTATCGTCGCATCCATAATGGCCGCAGCCTTATTCCATTGCGCCTGCCTTACCTTGAGCTGGTGCTCTTTCTCGGCCATCTGCTCATCAAGCTGCATTTTCGCCCCGGCCCTATCCTCCTCTGTATCATATATTTCGTTGATGTAATCCAATTGCCGCTGATATGATTCATCGAGCTTTTCTTTGTATAAATCCCAATAATCATTTACAGTCCCAAAAAACATGCTAGACAATTCCGAGGCCTTATTCAGCATTTTATTCTGTTCCTTGGCCACTTCCTTAATAACATCTTTTTGCTTTTCATACTCGTCAGTTTGTTTGTTAATACCCTGCATTATCTCATTTTCCAGAAATATCCGATCCTCTTCATCGGCCTTTATTCGCGCAATGTGCATGCCTTCGGTATAAACAAGCGACGCCGTCTCCTCGATTGTTTTGTTCGTCTGCAACTGTGTACGTAATTGCGATTCCAATTCAGCGTCCTGGTCATAGAGCATGTTCAGAATTTCTGCTACGATATCTTTGTTATATTTCCACCTTTCTAGCCGATCCTCCCATTTCGCCTCTTCTTTTCGCAGAAGGTCTAGTCGTCCCTTGGTTGTCTTATAATAGAGCTCCATCATTTCGTTGTAATTGCTCAAAATTTGCGCTTGGTCCTTTATCTCCTCCTCGCTCATGTCTCCCATTTCGGCTCGCGCCCGCAACATTTGTTCCTGCTTGGTTGCCATCTCTGCTTCTTGATCATTCAACCGCCCGGCAAGACGCAATTGCTCCACTTTCAATTCTTTGATCTTACTCTCTAGCACTGCCCGCGAACCAAGTTGCCCGTATGCCTTTTTTTCAATCGCATCCTGATATTTGCTTATTTCGTCGGTTATTATCTTCAATCGTCGTTGTGTTTCTTCAATCGGTGTCAATTCGTGCTTGGCGCTATCTTGCAAGATTTCATCAATCTCACGCATGTGCTTGGCCGTATCCGCTGCTTTTGTTGCCATGTCTGCCAGCCACCGCACCGCCGGTTGCAGGAAGCTCGCAATGGCCTCCCCGCCAATTTCGTTCAAATCCCCCATCGCATTTTTCAATTGTTTGAGCGAACCACTGGTCGTATCGGCCATGGCCTCTGATACGCCGCCAAACTCGTTATGTAATTCCTGGAGGATAATCTTTTGCGCAGAGATAATATCATTTTGTTCGACAAAGGCCCTGATCGAATCCTGCTGCTCTTTCGTAAACGAAATACCTATCCGTCGCAATCTCCCTATACCCTGGATGGGATCATTGAGCGCAGTTCCCAGCTGCACGACGGATGATTGGAGGTCTTGTCCAAACATTGTTGACATATCTTGTGCAGCCTTAATGGCGCTCGGGAATGTATCTCGCCCTATTTTGGTAAATGTCAGCATGAGAGATTCGGCTGCAATAGTCGCTTCGTCACCAAACGTCGTTGTCTTCTGTAATTGCGAGGCCAACTTTTTCAGTTCACTTTCCGTCATGCCCGCCTGACCACCGGTTGCCTTTAGAGCAGCCCGTAGCTTTCGCTCCGCATCTTCTTGCTTGCTATATGCCGATATCATGTCACCAATTGACTTTGTCAATCCAGCCACGGCAGCGACAGCAGTTCCTATCCCCGCAGCATATTTCAGCACATTTGCATGAGCCGTCTTCGTATTGGTCTGAATATCGACAACGACCTTATCTTTCAGTGCCATGGTATTCCTCCTCGATCGCTGAAATCACGTCCATGAGCACCGCTGGCTGTTCTGCCCAGCCGCCGGAGTAGGGGAGACCAAACCGATGATAATATGCCCATATATCCAAGGCCGTTCTCGCATATTCATCAAACATGGTCGCAACATCCCCTCTCCGTATCTTCTGGCCTCCCAGCTTTGTCTCCACTATGATCATTGTATCGGCCCATTTTGCCGGGCATTTGTAATCAGGACCGAATCCTTTACGGAGCAACTGAAAGGCCACTCTCAGTTTTTTGAGTCTTGCTCCGCGTTCATGGTCAGGACGTATAACGATACCTCGATGAACAACAAGTCCAGCCCGGGAGTACTCAAAACATCGCCGGCAGTTGTAAGTGGGCGTCCATTGACTTCCAGGTTTTCAATCTTCCTGACCGCTAGCTTGAACATGCGCTCCTGATCCGGCTTGATGGCAACGCGAACCCCGCCGTTTTTATCCGGCAGGTATTCACGTTCCATACACTGCTGCCGTTCGGCTGTCGTCAGATATCGCAGATGAAAGACCACCGGCTCCGGGTCGTCCCTGTTCCCGTTCCACTCCGGGATGTACTCGGCATCCCTCGCCAATGTTATCTTCATCAGGAGTTGTAGTTCAGGTCGCCGGAACCCTGGAAGTCGAACGATACCTTGACCGTATCAGCAACGCCAGACGATACGCTTGTGCCGCTCAGAACAGCCGAACCGTACCAGTAGCTTGAACCGGCATCCGTATAGAGGCGCACCTCTACCTCGCTCAACGTCCCGTCCTCGAACTGATCGAGCAACGCAGCCTGCTGAGCATCCGACCGGTCCAAATGCCCCGACATCGAACAGGTCCAGTCCTTGAATGTCTGGCTCCTGTTTTTGTGCGTGTCCCCGAATGCAGTTGTCTCCACAACGTCGGCTGACATGTTCAGACTCCACGTGTCCATCAGCGCCATGACAGACGACCCAATCCTGATCTCGCCGTCTTTCCCTAGTGTAGCACTCATTTTCTCACCTCCCTACGGTGTAGCATGATTGTACCCGTAACTGATTGTAAATGTAAAGCGAAAGATAGAATACTTATCCATCGCTCCTGTATCCGTTTCCAGCGATACCGGCATCACGTCTTGCGCAAGGCCGAGTAGCGCCGCATTACTTGTAAGCGCAGTCTCAACATCCGCTATCAGGGCTGTCCGGCTGGCCGCCGTTAATCTGATGTTGGAATACACGTACCCATACACGTCAACGGTTAAATCACAATGCATATCATTTGCCGTCGCATGCTCAAACGTATTACGCTCATACTCCGCACCGGCATCAATGAGAAACAGCGCCGGGAAATCCTTGGGCTGTAGTTCGTCCCAGCTTTTCAGGTCTTGCGATACCAGGCCGATCCCCGATATCCCGGACAGAGCTGCCTCGGCTGCATCAAGCACTTTCTTGCGTGTACTGTCAGCCATTATCCAGCCCTCCTGTAACTATCCATCATGCCGTCAAGCAATACGCGCATGATTTGTTTGCGCTTCGCATTTAGCGACGAACGCAAGAACGACCGCTCTGGTATGCCGCGCCTTTTGTACCCGTATTCGTGGACCGCAGCGTATTTGATACCTGATCCGCCACCACTCACCAAGCCATGGAGTTTGCCGCCATGTTCCTGCACATAGGCACGAATACTGCCGGCCAGGTGCCCGCTCGGCCTGGCAAGGGTCGCGCTTGTTTCACTCCCCACCCCTTTGGGCATCTTTGGCCCGGACAGGTGCTTGAGCAGTGCCTCTCTACGGACGATCTCCCCACCCTTTTGCAAAGCTTCCTTGACTGCCGGATCCATGGTCCGCAGCCACCGCTTGAGCTTTCGTTCGTACTGTTTCGGCGTATACCTACCCATGAGCAGGCCTCCGGTGATAATCCAACACTTCTTTGGCGAACTCTGGTATTGCCTTGATATCGTAACTGATGCTCTGCCCCTCGACACTCACCGATGCCACGTTGAGCAGGTCCTTTTTGTCCCTATTCCATACACTCGCCAGAAACTCTCGCGCTGCCTCTTGGAGGTCCCAGGGAATCGTCGAATATCCACCGTTGTAAACAATCTTCACTGCCTGCGCTCCACCGCTGAATATCGTATTGTCCAACACAATCTTGCCTACGGCCCCATAGAGGCTATAATCATCGCTATCCACCTCGCTGTCCGCTCCATAATCGCGCCCGGTATCAATATAGAGAGAGGTGATGCTGTTGATCGGGTAGTTGTCTACATAGAGCGTATCCGTCCCGGTGCCTCCGTCCCGGTGCCGTCGTAGTATTCGGTCAAATCCCTGGCCTTGAGCAAGCGCCCAGTATAGTTATTGGCGAATTTTGAAAAGGCGTTGATCACGGCCTGGAGCTTGTCATCATAGGTCGTATCATCATTGGCAATGCCGAGATAATCCCGCAAATCATTATCAATCGTAATCAGCGCATTATCCGTATCAGCTGTGACCGCCATAACATGCCTCCATTAGTAATATAACATGTTCACTTGAGATACACAACCCGATCACCTATTGGCGTATTGTAATTACATTTCGCACAAAGTCCACGAAACTCCCCCCTTGCATGTTCGGCTTTCATCTGAAGCCTATTGGGATGCTTTATCGTACCGGCAACCGTGCCCGTATAGAGATTGCCGAAATTGGTTACCGCATGGAAATCATGCGCGCAACTCACCACCCTGCCATCCGGCATTACGCTAATCATATCCAGATAATCGCATGGTATCCGGTCCGTTCGCCTGTATTGAGGCAACGTATGGTCGTCGCGCATCTGATTATCGTATTTGTACGATACCCTGATACGGCCTGGGAAATCATGCCAGTATTCAACAAGCGCCTGCTCCGTGCCGGCATTTCCGTCCCATGCCAACATGTGCATTTCCAGTGGCCGGCGTGCGAGCTCTGAGTAATGGCTCCGAATCGTGGCCGTCACCTCGTCCCATGATAGCCCGGTGGTATATTCGTATGATCCTTTCGTCCCGCCGTTGAATGATATGATGATCAGGTCCACCGCAGGGACATAGTCCATGCCCGCTGCATTTGTCGTCATGATGATGGGCTTGTAGTGATGCTGCTCGATATATTCAAACATGCGAATATGATCCGGATGGACATACATGTCTCCGGTGTTATTGAGCAATATCCTGCTGACAAGTTTGCTCGCGTTAATCTTGCTCCAGATGTTCGTAAAGACTTCCCAAGGCATATCCCTACCCGGGATACTCCACACCGGGCACGTCCTGCATTTTGCGTTGCAGTGAGTTGTGAGACTCAGCTTAACATCCATACGCCCGCCTTGTTCTCAATCCCTGGACATATCGCCACATCATGTAATCCAATCTATTTTCCCCTCTGAGGCGTTGCATTTCCTCGATTGTCGGCGTGAAATATCGAGTAATGGTGATTTCATCGATCTCGTCGAACTCCCCGGTCACCCGCTTTTTCTCATAGTTTCCCGGTACATCAAGCTGGGTGAATAACCACGGGAGATCATGGTCGAGAGCTTCTGTCGTCGTCACAAACCAGAAGTGTTCCAATCTCCAGAGCACCTCCGAAAGGTTCCCGGCGTTTACCAGCTTTGCGAGATAGACAAACTGGCGGTCCTTCTGCCCGCCGTATGGGATGACAGTATTCTCCCCGCCTCTTTCATACCACGTCCAGAAGCCAATCTCCGATCCGGTTCGACTTCTATCTTGATTATAGACCGACGGATACCACCAACCGGGATCACGAACAATGGTCATGTATTGTGCGCCATCATTTTCCCATCCTATCTGTCCATGATGTCCCTGAATGAATCTGATCTCACCACCGTTTGATACCACGCCATTTCGCATATCCTTATAGCCCGGATAATGTTTCAACAAATGCCTGCTTATGGTCGTCCCCCCGGTTTTTACCACATGCAAGAATTTGATCATAATCGTTCTCCTGTATATTTCTCCACAATTTCGACAAAACTCCTTGCACTCTTTTCCCAAGTGATATTTCGTCTGATCCGTTCAGCCGCTTTTCTCCCCTTCATCAGTGCCCGCTCATAGTTGTAATAAACATGCCGCATCTTTTTTACGAGCTCCATCGGGTCAATACTGGCCGCCGTCCCTTTGTAGGTGGGCTTCATCGTCCCGTCGGATTGCGGCGTCTGTGCAGTCACCGGTGCCCAGTGAAACGACAGCGGGAAACCCTCCTCTTTGCCGATGAAATCTCTCGGTCCACCCCAGTTGGTATAGATACACGGAAGCCCCGTAGCCATTGCTTCGGCAAGAGTCAACCCAAACCCCTCACCCATCGACGGAAAACAGAACGCATGGGCGTGATGATACATCTGTACCAAACCGGGCCATTTCTCCTTGTCGTCGATCCAATAGTTCTTAATGTCTCCGCCGACAGGCGGGAGGCAATAGTCCGCACCATCGACGGGGAGGCGCCGAGTGTCAACAACAACTTCATCAGCAGCAAAGAGTCTTTCCTGCGGCATGTCTTCCTTGATCGGGATACCATCTTCATAACCAACAATGCGCTCCTTTCGGCCTATCTGCGTTGTTTTCATGAGTAGCCGTACCCGCCCCTCTTGTACCGCCCGAGCTTCCACGACACGGAATATGTGCCATGCAATCACCATGTGCTCATAGCCCTTTCGGGCATTGCTCGCACCGAACCAAAGAAAGGTAAACGGCCTATCTTCGGGGAACTCACGCTTGATATAGGTGTACTTGTCTGTCTCTACTCCCTCCCAACAGACAACCACCGGTTTATCCGTGTATTGCCGGAAGACATCCTGATTTTGCTTGCACGGAACAACGACAAGATCGGCCTGCTTGACCTTCGGCACCCAGTTATCAGGGATCGTCGTCATCTCGTACATGGTATAAAGGATGTTGAACTTGCCCGGCTTATAGTTGAAGTTACCCGCCGGTACTATCGACACTGCTACGTCGGCGTCGTCGCTGAACTGGACGCCGAGTTTTTCCAGTGCTTCGTGCAGTCTCTTTTGATGCGTCGTGTATCCGAACCCGACTCCGGGTAGATCGAGGGCCTTGGCCCACTGTAGAGTCATGCTTCATCCTTATGCGTTTTGAGGGAAGACTGCTAGCGCTCCACATGGGAGCGCCGCAGTAAGGACAGAATCCGTAATGGATAAGTACGCGAGCACCACAGTTGTTGCAGTGCTCGCCATACTTATGTGCCATTAGCTAGCAGCACCCGTCGCGATACGACCGGTGTAGTTCGGTAGAGCATTTGCGAATGCCCATCGAGTGAACATCAGGAACAGGGTTTGATAAGATGTGCTCTTGGAATACGGATCCATGAACAGACTTATCTTGGTCAACCTGTCTCCGATGATGAACCCTCGTAGGTTCCCGAATAGAGCCATGGCCGTTTCCGCCGCACTCGTGCCGATCGCCTCCTCCGCTATCACAACCGGATAGCCGAAAATCTGATGAGGCACCCGTTCATTGTAGCTCGGGATGAAGATCGGCCTGGAGTCACCATCTTGGAGCCCGTAGATGTACTGCCAGAGCGGAGTTCGGTGGATGTACCACTTCCCCTGTCCGCCCATGTTGTTGATGTACTGGCTCGGAATCTTGGACACGATGTTCCGAATGTTGCTCTCCAGAATCTCGGAGAAGTGCGTGCTCCCGGTATCAAACACCTCCGAGTATCCGGCCGCCAGGAACAACCCGGAACCGTCTACCAAAGTACCGGCACCCTTGAACACCGCAGAGTCGATCTTCTGACCAACCGCCTCTACGAACTGGCTCAATAGGACACCGACGATACCAGTCGTTTCGTCCGCCAACAGCTCGTTCGATGCCACAGAATATCCATCTAGTCTCTTAGCTGTCAGCGTTGCCACGGCAACAGTCGGTTCGGTTTCAGTGGCCGTATTCTCCTCATCGGTGAACGCAACAGAGACCTTGGCATTCTCCGCCGGCACCGTCATCACGTCACTTGCCATAGCAACATGCTGACAGTCCCCCATGGTCTTGGAGGTGTCCCGGATGTAAGCCAACAGCTCGTTACGCTGCTCGGTCGGAGTGAGATACCCACCCTCAGTATCCGTGCCTTCCTGCATGGCCGCCTTGACCCGTTCAAACGGCGCCTTGGTCGCGCCGGTGAACAGATCGATGAAGTGTTTGATCACCTTCTCGGCCTGCTCGGGGTGCTGATCCATGCGCGCCTTGACACGATCATTCATGCCCGCCTTGGCAGAATCCACCTCGCGCAGAATCGAATAACCCTTGTACTCGCCAGGGCTGGTCACCTTGATACGGACATCCTTCTCCTTGTTGGCTTTCGTCAACTTCTCCGCATCCTCGGCATCCTTCTTCTCCTGCTCGGCTTTAGCCTTCTCGGCGAACTCTTTTTCCAGCTCCTTGCGAACCTCTTCCTTGGCGTGTTCCTCGATTGCCTGGAGCAACTCCTCTTCATACTTCGCCCGTTCGTCACCTTCGCTCTTTTCAATGAGCTCTTTCAAAAGTTTAATCTTGTCCATCGTCTTTTCCTTTCATATCTGTCAGCCACACTCGCAAGACTTGCCTTTTCGTTCGCCGCCGTTTCACCCTCATCGGGGTTACTTTCTGGGTTACTGCCCAAGACACGCTCCAGCTCGCATAGCTCGACGCCTCGTGATTTTGCCTGCCGGATCATGGTCGCCGCCGCGTTCGCAGGCACCGGCACCGCGCTGACTTCCAGCAGCTCTACATCAGTATAGACTCTAGTACCATTCTTGTCAACTTCCCAGTCCTTCGGGATAAACCCGATTGAAAAGCTATTCATAAACCCGTTATCATAGAGATACTTGACCTCTTTTGCAAAGGGGGTCTCGGCAAACTCGATATCCAGCCGGAGCCCATTATCAAGCACCTTGCCGTCCGTTGCCTTCGCAATCGGGGGCTGATCGTATTGGTGCCCAAACAGGATAACCGGGTTCGTACCAAGGTATTGCTTCAAGTTCTTGAATGCAGCAGGCGCCACAATCTCGCCATCACGATCCTTGTCACCGGTACTTGCCATGATCCCGTATGTATCAGCCCTCTTTACTAGCTTGCCCTCTATGCTCTTCGCTGCCACGTCATCCGCTCCTTTCGCCGCCTCGAACGTCCCGCCGCGACCATCGCAATGCTTATGCGCCTCGCCTTCCGTCCATACATCCCTGTCATATCGCAACGCCTGTATCTCGCTCTTGTTGTCCGTGATACCATAGATCACGTCAATACATTTGCCGTCCACCTTTTCATCACAATTCTTCCGCCTCAATGTATCATATTTGCCGGGATCATGCAACCTACAGGCATGTTCATTCGGATATGGCATCACTCACCCTCCCGCCGGCGCAGAAACTCTTCCGGCGTGCTCCGTCGCCATTCATCGAGCATGGCGCTTTCATCCTCGCCTTCGTAGATCGGCACCTCGACACAGCGACAATTGATCACCTCTGCCGGGTCACCGCCCCAATCCAGAGGGTGAATGAGGCCGTTGGAGTAGTTCTTCGCCCACGCCACCGTTTCGCCGTCCATGTCGACATGCGAGGGCCTAACACGCCGGTCTCTTGACGACAACCACATCTTGGCCTTGGGATGCGTACTATCAGCAGACAGACGCCGGCCCTTAGCAAACGCGCTATGCACCTCGGTTCGCGCTATCGTCTGTGCCCGCCCCTTGGCAATATCAAACGCATCTCGCACGGCATCTATCACCAATTGCGCCTGCTCGCGTTCCGTCCCACCTTCCGCGATAGATTGCGAGAGCTTGCGTAACAGAGTCTCCCGCAATGTCTCGTTAATCCCTCGCATCGTCTGCGTCCGCTCCAGGATCAGGGCCCGCGCCACATCATCAGAGAGCTTCGCACTCGTCTGTATCGTGGCCCAACCAAGTTCAATCGCGTCCCCGGTGTACTTGCTGACGATAGCTATAAGCACCTGGTCATCAATGGATTCATGCACAGCCCGCTCAACATCCGGCGGAACCTCCGCCTTCAACACGGCATCATCGCCTTTCCCCTTGATAATCTTCCGGAGCAGCTTCTGCTCGGTATCGTGGAAATACCTCTTCACCTCTCGCGCGCACGCCGATACCAAGGGCGAGGCTTTCCGGTCCAATCTCTTCCAGACAGCCGCCCGTATCTCTTTACGTACCTGGTCATCAGATATCCGTCGCATCTCCGGCTCACCGGCAATATCGAGTTGCTTCTCCTCATGCTCGGCAACTGCAAGACCGGCCGGTGCCGGAGCAGGACGACCGGCAAACGGCTCATCCCCGTTCGGTATCTCTTCGAACCCAAGTCCGAGCCTGGCGTTGATCTGATTCGTCGGTATGCCAATCTGATAAAACGTTTTCGCAGCATCGGCCTTTTCGAGGACCTCGGCGTTCAGCACGTCAACCTGCGATACATCAAACTCGCCCCGGTATCCAAGCTCCGAAAGAAAATCAGTGTTGAACTTATCTTCAATCAGCCGCATGATCGGAATAAGGGTTTTCTTCCAAAATCCCAAATCAGCCGTTACAGCGTTGGAATACGGAATCTCTTTGTACAGGCTTAGTTCCGTCTCGGGAACACCGTAGACCATAGCAATTTCTTCCCGCGTGAACTTGCGCAACTCAATGAACTGCATATCCTTGTTAGCCTTGCGGAGGTCCTGCACCTTCAGGCCGGCATCAAGCACCATGCCCTTGTGAGCACTTTCCATTCCCGCCCGACGATTGATTAGTTGATCTTCCAGTCGTTGATATTGCTGGTCATTCAGCCGCTCATCAGTCGTGAATATCTCCCCGACATGCCCACCCTGGGAAAAGAACTTGCTGTTGTAACGGATCGCGTCCCAATCCGCTTGCAACGACAACATCAACGCATCGATAGGAGCCATGCCACGCAACTGATTATACGGGTTCCAATATTTCGGCTGGATCACCTGCGATTTGTCCAGAAATTCCTTCACGCCGTCTCGGAAATGCTCCCAGCCGACCCATACACCATTGCGCATAGCAGGCTTGAAATCTGCCGGCGATCTGATCCAAAGCGCAACGGGAATACCACGCACTACCTCTGCGTCTTTCACAACAAACGCCTCGCCCCACAACCCGAGTTGCGTTACTATCGCCTCCCACAGCTGATACCGACTCATTGTGTCATTAACGTTATTGAACAACGCGATGATCGGTCCAGTCGTTACCGGATTATCGCCCTGCTTGATCACGAACGGTACTTGGGCAACATTACGCGCAATTACTCGGTTACAGGCATACACGGTGGCAATCTGTTCATAGGGTTTCGTGATCTTCTTGTCTTCTGTATCCCAGCCGAATATGCGCCGAAAATGCGAATTCGTCGGCGATACGGGATTCGCCCCCTTACGTAGCCACTGCAAAATCTTTTCGCGGATCATACAAACCTCACTTTCGGGGCGCGCGAATTGTCTAATTCCATCACCATGTAACGTAGAGCATCCATTGCATGATCGGCCTCTTTCACTGGCTCCTCTTTCTCATTTCGCCCCTCTTTACTGTCTACCCATCGATATATGCCGAACTCTTTGATAAGGTTAACACAATTGCTCATAACATACAACCGGGGTCGTCCATCTCCCGCTATTTCCAGCCTCGCCGCAACCTTTTGTATGCCGTCAATTACCGCTTTTTGTGCGTTGATTGTATCAACTCCATTCTCCCACAGCTCGGCGTTGCCCTGGGCGTCGTGATCGGCCACGGTCCATAACGCTTTCTTCCATGGCCTCCCCTTGATCGCTTCTGCATGGTCCTTGATCAACGTCTTGCGCTGATAGTGCTCATCTATGATGTATAAACGTCCGTCCTCGTCTATCGCGCCCCATAGACAGACAAATGGGTTTGTATATCCAAAGTCTATACCTCGTACTATCGTCCAATCCTCGGGGATATCGAACGGCTCCACCACGTGTACGTCGTATCGGAAATTGTACACCAACCCCTCAAATGCTACGAACTCGCCCTCGATCTCCTGCCTGGCAAACTCCCCAGTATAGGTGTCAAGGAGGTCCCGCACATACTCGGACGGAAGATAGGTATTATCCCGGGTGCTGGCCCTGATCATGGCATAGTTTGCATCCTTGCGCTCCTGCCAATATCGATACACCCAGTTATACCCGGCCGGCGTGGTCGTTATCCACGCTCTCGGCTCACCTCGCCGTAGACGCCCCAAGATCACGCGCCAAGTCATCTCCCGCATAAGAGCCGCCTCGTCAAGATATGCCCAATCAAGATTGAGGCCACGGAGCCTGTCCGGCTGATCAGCTGACCGTAGATAGATAGTCGTCCCTTGATAGTACAGGATATTCTCACTCTTTACATGCGTGTATACCTGCTCCGCCTCGTCCAGGATCGTCAATAACGTCGCCTGCGTCACATCACGGAGCATTGGGTAGGTAGGTGCCACTATCGCGCCAAATACATCGTTATGGCAGTGTATCAGCGAATTGACGCAGCCCGCCCACGTCTTACCCGACCCTACACCACCGATGAAAGCTGAGTATTTCGCTGATGAAAAGATGAATCGGTCCTGCGCATCAAGCAGTTTTATCCGGTATTCCGTTTGCGCGTTCAACAATAATCACCCCTCCCCCGGATAGCTCGCCACTCATGTGTACATCTTCTGTCGGCTTTCCATATCCACGATCCCATAGCATCTGGATAGCCTTCTGGTCTCCTTCCCGTGCTTTCGTCAACAAAATGCGAATTAGGACCTGGTTTTCGGTCATTTTTCGCTTGCGCCCATCCACCTCCACAGATCGTACTTTCTCTAATGCAGCACGAATCTCTTCAGAGAGAGCATTCTTGGGCCGTCCATGAGGATTGCCGCTTTGTCCTGGTTTCCACGTGCCCGGCCTGCCCATACCTGTATCCTACCTGTTATATCTCTCGAAAATCTATATCTGGATAGCGCGATAACAACATCTTTCGTTTCAACTTGTAAACCTCCGTCTTGTGGCCCTTGACATCCTCCACAACCTCGCACTCTTTCTCAATGTCAAAGTACCGGAAGTCGGCCCGGTAGGTGATGCCCCGTATACGCTCACCACGATGTACAAACCCGTCAAGTAACTGGTATACGGGCTGTAGCTCTAAGTCTCGTATCTTCCCGCCGGCCTCCAGCAGGCGTAACTCTTGATAGCGCTTGGCCTCTCTGCCCGAATCAAATAGGATTCCGTCAACGAGAGATCGGCGCGCGTTATATTTCCCGTTTCGCCCCACACGGTACCTCCAGCTATATGATACACCCATTGTCAACAATATGCAACTGTGTCCGTAATTCGCGAATTACGTTTGTGGATCACATTTCTCATAACCACCACCAATCATTGTCATGGCGAAACCGTGGTATTTCCCGTCCGTGGCGCAACGCATCCTGTATTTTTGCCCTTCGACGGCGCTCACGCATTCGTTTATACCGCTTAGGAGATTTCCAGTACGGTTTTCTATCCCGCCGGCACCGCAGCTCGTCTTCCCTCCATTGCCGTGGCCCAAACCGGTTTCGTCTAATCGTTCTGCTCATCGCTCAAAACGGTATATCATCAGCAAACCCTTTCACCGGTTCCTGGGCTCCCCCTTGAGCCTGCTGTTGCGACTTGGCCCGGTAAATGCGATAATCCGGATACTTGTCCTCTTGCTTGTAATTGTTCTTGAACACCACAATCCGGATTTTCTCACCGTTAATTTCTACGGAACCACTCATGTACTTTCCGTGTTGTCCTTCCTTGACCCACAACGCGCCAATGTCTTTCTCTTTCATGCTTCTCCCTTCTTTGCGTTTACAATAGCCTGTAGTATAGCTTTAGCGTCAAATGCTATCAACTCTTCGTTATCAGATGGATCAGATAAGACTTTCCGTTTTCGGACGCCTATCTTTTCGGCCCTCGTAGCATTTATGGCCTTTTTTGCCACCTCCAGGATGGCAACATCGGGCGTGTACCTATACTGCCCAGAATAGTTCAGAATCACATACTTGAATAGCTCGTCGAGCTCCTCGGGGCGAAATGCTATGAGATACTCCAGCACTATCGTCCTCACTGCCGGCCTCGGATATGGCCCGTAGTAGTCCTCAACGCCATGAACAAATGCTGATGCAGTCATACGGCAAAAGCCTTCCTCATCGCCTCCATAACCTCTTGATCTACCTCCTCCGTTTTGTGTTTCTTCAGGTACTCTGCCACTCGCTCTGCCACCGATAGTAGCGCGGAAGGCGTGAATGGCTGACTCGCCCAGAATGCACGCTCCCGGGCGTTCATGCCCGGCACCCTGCCTGCTCGTAATTCGCCGAACTTCATACGTAGCGCTTCAAGGAATGCCGGGGGATCATCAGGGAATGCCCGTTCGGCGTACGCTACCAATCGCCTCATGCTTGCCCCTTCCTTGCCATAGCTGGCGAATGGTCCTCCTGCCCGTTGATACGCCTGCATCTCAGAGTGTACCAGTGATGATGGTTTGTGAGACGTGGCGATAGCCACCGCCGATAGGCGCTTGTCGGATTGTAGCTTCCCGGGTGACGTATGACTATCTTCTTTGAATTTACTAGAATAATCACTAATAGAAGAATCTTTGTTCCGACTTTTCATCCGGTTTATACCGGATTTTGATCCGGTTTGTCCCGGATTTTCATCCGGTTTGGTCTCGCTACTATCAGCACCTAACAACTCAGCACGCATATCTGGATCAAATCGATACCAAGAAAACACTCCTCCAGCTCTCGTCGTCCGGTGCTTCATCAACCCAACTTTGACGTACTTCTTGAATCTCCGATAGAATGTATCCTCCTTCTCTATGCCGAGAATCGGGAGATTTTCACGAATTGCCGAGTAAAATACCCAGAAATACTCCTCACCTTGGATTACTCGCGATTTCATCTTGTGTGTGCCTTGGAAATCTATGATATACCGGAGTATTGCAGCGTCTTTCAGATCAAGGCCCCACTCCAGTAATTTGTCTTGTTGCAACCCGAATACTGTATATTTCATGTTTCCCTCCATTCTGTTTGTTTGCATGATATTTCTCATGGCATTTTCGGCATAAACACATCAAATCAGATTTATAATATTTATGTTCATATCCTCGTCTTGCATAATCCCCATGGTGCACCATTATGGGGACATTACGCGCTCCGCACATATTGCATTTATTATCACATTCGGCTCGCTTTTTTGAAGCAACTGCCTTCCAATAAGGCGTTTGTAAGAAATCATTATACTCTATATTACGTATTTTTGCAGCTATTTCGTCATCTGCTCTTTCTGGGAAATCACGCATCATCAGACTAAATCGTTTTTTGGGTCGTATATCAGGATCCCATACCCCGTGCGGATCAAGATATTTATCAACAAAATTTTGAATATCACTTTCCCTCTGTTGCTTTTTTTCTAATATTGCCCGTGCTCTTGCCTGCATTTCGCGTATTTTACGCTCATATATACACTCGTCACATATATATTCCACGTTTAGTAATTTGATAAGTCGGGTTTTATTTATTTTCGCCATTTTCTTTTGACCACATTCTGCACAAATCAATTCGACATTATATTGACATTTCATAGTACTTCTATCAAGAAGCATTCGTACCTGCGCCTTTGTATGCTGACGCAAAAATTCGATATCATCATTTAGCAATATATCACCACTATTTATTAATGGTTCAACAGACATTCTCATTTCCCATTTCTCATGATTTGTCATTATTTTTTACCTCCTCTTGGATTATCAAAGCATTAATCATCTCGGTCATTTGTGTCGTTAGCCATTCCTTGATCTCACGCTTGAGCTCCTCGTCATTACGGTTCCCTGCATCTACGAGCAAGCGCTTGCCGGTCTTGAGGATGTTGTCGAAACTCCTGTTTCGAGATGGTCCCTCGGTTCCAACCCCGCGCATCGCTTGCCGTGCGCTCCAGCGGTCAATGACGGCCTGCTGCTCGCCAAGCGGTCGGCGCAACAGATCGTCCGCCGCGATCCGGAAGAATTCGGCAGGACTTATATTCCATGCTTCTACCACCGCATGAACTTCTGTCCCCATGTCATCAGAAACACGGACCATGAAAGGCATACTCATTACTTACCTCCGGAAATCTATACTCCTCCTGAAAAGGACGGCCCCCACCCCGGACGATGAGACGGCATTCTCGGTATCCAAGGCAGGGGCCGATAAATTGTTATAGATTTGCCGTCCCATCACATGTCAATAATACTATCGCCTCGCCGTTTTGTCAACCCGGCCATAGCGCAGAAATAACTCTATCTCATCCCACCGTGCTTCCATCAAAGCAATCGAGTAGCTGTATCGCACTATCAGGCGCCAGGTGGCCGGGAACACCGGGCCATAATCTGCACCGGTCGGATCATAGTAGATACCATCCACATAGACAATCGCATGGTTTGCTGAGCTGCCGGCAATATGCACGATAACAAACTCGCCCCGAATGCCCGTCAACCGGAGACTCTCCAGCATCAAGAGGGCGAAATCCTCACAGTCTCCTGTCCCCTTTCGCAGGCTTTCCGTTGGTGTTTGCCAATTATCTATGTCGTCTATCTTGTAGGTGAGCGCAGAATGCGCATACATCATGGCGTCAAACGGATCGGCATGTGGCTCAACAGCCACCGGTGGAGATCCGCAAGAAAGAAGAAGCCCGACCCCGAGAAGGAGAACAATGGCCAAAAGAGGCAGGAACCGGGATCGGGCCATACTATCAAGATACCATGATCAACAACAAAAGACAATGGTAAACAGATGTATAGTACTCCGATGAAAAAAACCGAAAAAAAGTGAAAAAACCTTCTGGAATCCTTGACAGGATATGCCGATGGTGGTACTATACGAGTGAAAGGAGAACGAAATGAAGATCGAAATCAGATTTACAACGAGTGACGGACGGGATGCCCGGATCGCGGTGATGGAAGAGAATGGGGGCGTCGGTTATCGAGCATGGGCGAATGATGAGCTGGTATGGGCAGCAGAGCCGGGACCACTCTTGGGCCATGAACGGTTTATCTCCTGCATGGGAAATATCGGATTGACCGAGGCGGTTGATGAGTGGGTATATGAGGCAGCAATCGCAATCAAGGCCGGAATGGTAGAGGGAACAATCCCGATCGACATGATAGAGTATTTGAACGAAAAAGCCGACGAAATCAAGGAGGAGCGAAGCGCATAAATTGGCGAGGGACGGGAGCTCCGGCTCCCGGTAAACTACGGGCCCGGTCCCAAGTCCGGGCACGATAGGGGGAGATTATGGAGACAACGAAAGTGATCTATCAGATTGACACGGCGCCTGAGCCGCGAGAGGCGCCCACGATAGCTGCAGCGCGCCTACGCTGCAGGCGCTGGCTCGCTGACGAGCCCGGTGCCACCAGGGGCCGGGTGGCCGTAGTGCGCCGAGGGTATCCGGAGGTGATCTCCGAGTACCGGCGCACGGAGAGCGCGCGCGGCGATGTGCTGATCGTCCGCAAGGGGGTGTGGTCATGATCATGACGCTGTACCGGCTAGAAACTGACGAGTACGGCCACTGTCCTTGGCGGCAGACCCTGGAGCAGTGGCAGCGGGATCTCTCGGCCGTGTGCTCGATCCACGGCTGGGAGGCCCCGGAGCTGCGGGTTATGGACGGCGGTGAGCGCGTAGTGGACCAGCGGGGCGTGACCGTGCTGGTCAGAGAAATGGCGTAGAACAGTCTAGCCTGGGTGCAACTCCCAGGCTACGTATAGCCCACACTTGGGCAAGGAGGAGAACAATGGCGTATATATGGCACGAAGCGGAAGCGGTAGATTCGAGGAAGTCGGTGGAACATTTCCCACCACCGATTCGCAAGAAATGCACCGAGCATATCTTTTTCCATCTGGTCCGTAACGACGGCCAGGAATCCATCCCTGACCCCTATGGCCTCAACATCGATCCGGAACGAGCGATGGAGTGGGCAGAGCGGATACGTGACCAGGTGCAGGCCATCGATGCCAACTGGTCCGACTGGTCGGTATCTGTCTGTGATCAGTATGGCGACGAGATCAACCGTATACCGGTAATTGGACAGAAAGGTGGGTTGCAATGGTAATTGAAGGATATTGTCTCGAAATCGCCGGCATCCCGTTTGTTGTGGATTATGAGGTGACAACCCACGGAACGGTCACAAACATCCATCGCATTTCCGTCGTAGACAGGAACCGTGATTGGGTGAAGATAGATGTCACACCGATTTTCCATCGTAGTGATTTGTGGGCAAGACTAAAAGATGCCCTGCAAAAAGGAGAAAAATAGCATGATCTACTCAGTGAATAGAGCAGCACACCACCTTGGGATCGCTCCCAGAACCATGCGCAAGTACGCACGGCTGCATGGCTGTGCAAGATTTGGCAAGCAGTGGATGATAACTCCGCAAGAGCTATACGAAATCCATCAGCTTTTGTTGGTCAAAATTGGCGCAGCGGGGAAACCTGCAAGAAATCTCAAAAAAACCTTGACTCCCCGTGCGTCATGGGATACTTTCAAGATACAGGAGGAGAACAATGGCAGATAACAACATGGAACTTTGGGACCAAGTTTGTACGACAGACCCGGCAATTACCCGTCGAGTCAATCAGCGTGGCGGCTTCACGGCCATCGACGCCCAGCACCAGATCAAGCGCGCGACGGAACTGTGGGGGCCGTATGGCAAAGCGTGGGGGTTGTTCAACGTATCCTATGGGTACGTCACTGCTCCTGATGGCGCACCGGTGGAGATATGGATCGAGGCCACTTTTCGGTATCCCGGTGGCGGGTTTCCCATTTCTGGAGATATGGCCTGGAAGCCCGGAAACGATTGCCGGAAAAAACTCATGACTGACGTTACCACCAAGGCCCTGAGTAAGCTCGGGTTCAACTCCGACGTTTTCGAGGGTCAGTTCGACGACGACAAATACGTCCAGGAGCAGAAGACAGAACCGAAGAAAAAACAGAGGCCCGAGTTTCACCCCGTAGCCCTGGAGGTAAAGCAGATGCTCATAGACGGCTTCAACGCTGAACACCTGTCTGATGCGTACTGCAAGGAAACTCTGGATGACGTGATTGCCCACAAACAAGACGAGAAGTATCTCAAGGAACTTCACAAGGCCGTACAAGAACACATCGACGCTGCCAAGGGCTTGGACGGAAAGGCGGAATTGTTTTGACTGAAAAAGCAAAGAAAAAGGATCGCGGCCACCAGCGGTATCGTCTCAGGGATGGCACTAT